ATACAACAAATCTTGCTGAACAAAGTAAAAAAGCCAGAAAACAAAATCGTAATGCCTATATAGATTGGAACACGCAATTGAGTGTTGGTAATCGTGGAGTTGGTCAAGAAGGATTTGAGGGAGATGAAGGATTTAGATATTCAAAACCTGATGTAGTTTATAATTCAAAAATATATAATGACATCAAAAGAAAAGAAGTAGATTCAGTAGACCCTTTTAGAAAAAAAAGAAAACCTAAAAAAATATATAAAGAAAAGATTGTAAAAAGAAAAGTTGTATTAAGAGAAATACAACCAAGAGATTATGTAGCAACCATTACTGAAGTTTTAGATGCCAATAGAGTTCGTGTATCATTAAGTTATAATGACGGAGCTAATAGAGCAAATCACATTGGAGATAACAACAATAGACAATCATTTACTTATTGGAGAGTTAATTACGATAAAAGTAATATTGAAAGATACAAAACTTATATGGTTAAAGACAATGAGTTTTACTTACTTGTCAATGATAAATTAGGTGTAGATTTAAAATCAAGAAAAGTAAAATTAAAACAACCACTTAACAATGAAGTTGAAAAGTTAGATAGAGTTTACTTTGCAGAAAAAAGATTACCAGACTATAAAGACACAATAGAATTAGTACCATTTGTTGACAGACCAGACGATGGAATATTTTTAAGAATACCTAATTTAAATTCAGTAGATAATCCAATTAACTTTGAGGGAACTAATTTTAAAACTCACGATGATTTATTGGGTTCTGATGATAGTTTGAATTTTGATTTAGAAGAAAAATTAATATCAGGTAGTTTATTAAAAATTCAACCAAATGTTGATTATCAAAAAACATCAGTTGACTTAACAGAAGATTTAGATGATACGGGGTTTGGAAACTTTGTTCACTTCTCAAATGCAGAATCAAGAATTCGTAATTTCAAAAAGAAGTTAGAATTAATTGAAGACCATAGTGCAAATAGTTCATCATTGTTATCAATATCAAGTTCAGCAGATAGAATTACAGAAATAGAAAAAAGAAGACAACGAGTTATCAATTCATTTGACCCGTATGAACATTACTTATATTTTGAAAGTTCATCTTATGTAAGTTCTTCTAATGGACAATTCCACGACACGAGTTGGCCTAAATCTAATTCATCAACACCATACAATTTATATAGTGTGTCAAGTTCAGAAGCAACTACTTGGTTTAACAATATGATTTCAAGTGCTTCATCTTACGATAATAGAAATGTAAATAGTTTAAGAAATTCTTTACCAGAGCATGTTTATTCCGATACAACAAATAATGCTTTCTTAGAATTTATGGATATGGTTGGTCAACAATTTGATGAGATATGGCAATACATAAAAGGTTTAACAGATGTAAACAAACGAGTAGAAAAATTATCTGAAGGTATTTCAAAAGATGTAGCAAGAGCATTTGCACAAACTCTTGGATTAAAATTATATAGTGGTAATGACTTAATGATTTTACCAGAATATCTATTGGGTAAAAATCCTGATGGAACTACAAAATATGAAACAGCAACCGAACAGATAACAGAAGAAATATGGAAACGAATACTTGCTAATCTACCTTTCTTTATCAAAGCAAAAGGAACGGAACGAGCAGTAAAAGGGTTATTAAGTTGTTAT